GCCGGAAACCACTTGGCCAACTGCCAGAGCGCCGGTCGTCACGGCTGTTTCGGTCAATACGCCATATTCTGCCGTGATCGCCGTCGAAGCCGTGATTTGGTTGATGTTGACCGCGTAGGTTCCGACGCCGCCGACTGTTCCGGAAAGCTGCTTATCAATGATGGTATTGGTCGTCACGCCAGTTCCGGCAATGACTGCGCCGGGAACTATAATGGCCCCTGTCGCAGGTGTCGTGACATACATCACGTTGCCAGCGATCGACGCGGTAAAGGCCGCAGTCGCTTCGGCGATCGAGCCTGTGATTTCGGCCGCCTGCGGTGCAGTGGCCGTGATCGCGGTCGTGATAAGAGCAGCTGCGTTCGACGGGCTTGTGGCGGCGGCAAGGCTTACGCCCGCCGTTGCCCAAGTGAGACCGTCGACGACAACGGAGAATGTTCCGGAAAGCCCCTGGATCTGAAGCAGCGAGAGCGCCGAGACGTTGCCGCCCTGAAGCCACGCTGAGACCGACGCCGGATTGTATTGCGTCACCAGCAATGCGCCAGGCGATTTGGTCGCGCCGTCATATCCGGCGAAGTACCGTTCGGAATAGGCATATTGCGAACTGGCGAGGCCAAAGTAGGCGCCAATCTGGATCTTGTCCGCAAACGTCGCAACGGTCCCGATTGGAACGCGGTAGTTGGTCGTCAACAGGATGTTGTTCAGGTCGATGCTGCCGCCGCCTGCGGAGAGCACACTTGGCAAAACATTGATGATCTCAGGGGAGACGGGAATCGTACCCATTATGGGTTCTCCTTAAGCGGGGAAGGTTGCGTCGATTTCTTCGGTGGTGACGGTTGCAGCGTCGAAGAACGTCTGGCCGATAGTGATGGTCGGATTGATCTGGAGGTGGCAGTCAGCGCTCCAACGGAATTCGTACTGGTTTTGATCGTTCACAAACGGACGTTGCTGCGGATCATCGCAGTAGAGCGGGGAGACGCTCGCATTCTGCGTGGCGAAGAACTGCACCGCGTATTCGTCTCGGAACGTGGTTGAAACGACTTGTGCATTGTCGGGAGACGCCGGACCATGAAAGTCGAGCTGCACCGTCATTTCGGTTTCTTGCATCAGCGTGGCGACGCCGCACGCCATCTTTCGGGACGTGACGGTCTGCGTTGGCGCGATCAAGTAGGTTCCGGTTCCACCAGTCGTGCCGGTCAATTGGCGCGTGATCGAAGTCCCGGTGTCTACGCCAGTTCCGAACAATGTCGTTCCGAGGGTTATCGTTCCGATCAGGATCTGAGAGACGGTCAGCGTCGTCGCGGCAATCGATCCGATGAACGAGCAATCCGAAGTGCTGTCGATGTTCGTGGCAAGGCGCGGGCGCCGGAGTGGCGTCATCAGGACATAGTTGTCGCTATGCACCTCAGGAACGCGATTTACCTGGGCAAGTACGCATTCCGTGCCAGCGGGAAGCACGTTCAAAATGAACGCCCGCAACGCAGTGCAGACATCGGACTGCGTTACCGAGGGCGTCATCCGGCGATCTTGTAATAGGTGATGTTGAGGATGGCGCCGGAAGTCGCGGCGATGAACTGCAAGTTCATGAGCGCGCCCGTGTACATGAACGCCTCCGCACCGGCGACAAGAAGCATTCCGACCGAAGTCGTCGGCGCCGTGCCGTCGTCCCGGAACCGCACATTCTGCGTTTCAGCCTGAAGCAGTACCGCGTCGGCGGCAGGCGGAATGCTTGGAAGCGAGACCGCGCTTGAGAGCGTAGTCGTCAGCTGGCGGTAGCCAAGCTGGGTGTAATGAATGCCGTTCATAACTTATGCTCCGTTTTGCAGCGTTCCGCAGACTTTGCACCATGACGCCGGGCCGCCGTCGCTCCACTGTTCGAGCGTCACGGTCACAAGCCAGACGCCTGCATAGGCGCCGGACGAAACTGTAATGAGATCGCCGCCTTGCTGATTTGCTCTGACGACTCCGGAAATCGATCCATACAGATAGATTGCGCAAAGCGATCCCTGAAGATTGAGGCCATCGATCTGATGAAGGTCCTTGCCGCTGAGAGCTTGAATTTGAGCACGGACACCGGTTGTCGTCGAGTAAGCCGGAACCTGCGTACCGTCCGCGCTCGTGGTGTAGCCGGTGGACTGCTTGACGGTGACGGTTATGTCCGGATTGACGGCCGTCACCACGCCACGAACTATCCCGTGCATGTTCATTTTTATGCGGCCAGGGTGTAATTGACCGTAAACTCGTAATCGATCAGCCCATTGGCGTCCGGCGCTGTGGTGGGCGCAACAGTGCGGGCGGTCGCATCGACTGTAGCAGATCCCGCGACATCATCCGCAGCAACGACGGACCATGCGGGCGTGCCCGGTGTCCATGCGGTTGTGATTTTGGTCGACTTGATCAGAGTAAATCCAGAAACGACGCCATGACCGGTTGAAATGCCGATGTCATTTGAGACGCCAATGCCGATCGTATTACCCGTGCCGCTTCCCGATGCAGCATAGGCGCTGACCGTAGCCGACGTGATCGATGCATAGGCGTGCGCCGATTTGATCGTGGCACTTGTGGTCGTGATCAGGCTGATATTTTCGGTAGTCGCGTTCCCGTCCTGATCGACGCCGACGATAGCAAGATTGCCGGCCGTGATCGCTGTGGTGGGAGATGTGCCAATCACAACGCGAACTTGCAGTTTACGGGCGCGGACCGGCTGTGCAGCGAGGGTCAATGCGACGTTGGAAGGGGTCACCGCATTCACAACTGACACGAGATCGGCAGGCAGTGGTGCCCGGCTTGTCTGTTTGCTGGTGATAACCTGCCCAGCACCAGCAATCGCCTGGACTGCCGCCACGAAGCCATCGCCGCTGACAGCACCATCCAGAACGCTTGTTCCAGTAGCATGAAGTGTCGTGACAGCAGCCGCGGCAGGGGTGGAGCCACCAATCGGCGTGGCGTTGATAGTTCCGCCCGTGATCGCAACAGATGCACCAGACGGCCCCGCTGACCATATGGGAGACGCCAGCGTGCCGGTGTTCTGATAGGTGGTGCCGTTGTAGAGCAGCACCGCGCTCGCGGGGGCAACGTTGGCAAGGGTGCCGCTCGTGCCGTTAACCGGTGCCGCGGTCGAAGTGAACAGCGGGAGAATGGTGTCGCCAATGGCAGTGTCGAGCACCGAATAGGTACGAGTGGTCATGTCAGTCTCCTAAGAGGGAACGATTTCCGAGTGGATGGCGCCGATCATATCGCCCTGATCGATTAGGGGCTTTGTTGATGCGCCGTAGTTTGTCTTGCCGTCAGCAACGCGTTGGGCTGCCTCGCCGACCGTCTTGCCGGTTATCTCGACGCCCTTAGAGCGCATTCCACGAAGCATCACGGTAACGGGGCTGAGAGGCGGGTCATTCGTCTCGATGATCGATTGCCGCAACGCGCCTTCGATGTCTGTTCCGACGCCCGCAAGCGTCTTTTCAACGTCGTAGTGATTGGCCTTGAGGCCGCGCTTGATCGTTTCGGGCCATGCGCCCTTTTCCTTCGCGACCATGTTGCGGAAAAACGGACGGGGTGGAATGCCTCGGTTGGGGGCGCCGCCGTCTTGAAGTGCGGCAATCATCGCAATTAGTTTGCCGTCGCGATTGCGCGCATTTTCGAGGAACCCAACCCGCAACTTTTTACTCGCTCCGAGCTTTTCGGCGATCTCCTTGAGGCGGGATGCGAGTTTGGTGCCGCCCTTGAAGTCGCCCATCAGTTTTGGTTCCAGCCTGGACCGACGAACGGCGTGCCGGGATAGAGGTTCGTGCAAGGCCCTGGGATGTAGCGCATGCGGCGGTACTGGTTCGTCGCCTGCCACCAGAACGCGCCATATTTGGTGGTAATCCAAAACGCTTGCGCTTGGCTGACGTTGGCGCCGTAGTCGGTCTGGACCGAAACGCTGCCTTCCGTCGCCGAATTGATGCGGCCCACGACTTGCGCGGCCGGCTGAGTATTCGTGCCGTTGTAGAGGAACGCGAGATGCGCCACGGCGTAGTTCATAAGGTTGAGTTGCGTGGTCGGTTTCGAGATAGGTCCGCCGCCATCGTTGCGCTGAAGGGTAGACGCAACGATGTCGAACAGCACTGTCGCCTGCGCTTCCGACACAGTCGTCGAAAACTCAGGAAATAGCGCATTCCAAGCGGAATAGCTGAAGACGACCACGCACCCCATTAGCCCACCATCACGTCGGCAGTTTCGATGGCACTGACCGAGCCCACGGCCGCGCCGCTCTTGCGAGGAATGCGCGGATCGAGAGGCTGGCCCTTCGTGTCAACGGCGACGTTCAGCGGTTCCAGGCCGGAGCGAAATTCCTTCCGATCCTTGGCCGCGTCTTTCACCGACGCTTCGGTGGCGTAGGCAAAAACGCAACCGTTTTTCACCAACGGGCTTTGAGCATTCTGCCTCAGCCATTCGGCGAACCACTGCGCATCGACGTTCGGCGTCAAGGCATACGCGGAATTGTTGATCCCGCGCACGACGATGCACCGACGAAGCGGGTCCTTGGAGATTTCCGGCGACGGGCCGAAGAGCGTAACCACCGCCCGATCTTCGTCCAATACCGCTTTCTTCACGAGACGTTTCGCATCGGGAAGCCCCATAACGTTCTCGTATTCGTCCTCAAACTTGTAGAGCTTGAGGGTGATGCCGTTGGAAATGTTACAGGCTACGGTAACGGTTCCATTATCCGGAACCGAACCGCCCGCAGTATCTTTGTTTCTTTTCACATACACCATTGAGGATGTTCTCCGTTAGATGCCGATCAGATTGCAGCCCTTTGAAAGATTATCGACCGCTGGAATCACCTGCAAATTCGCGGGAACGTGCAGACCACATACGAATTTTGATCTCAGAGGTACAATATGATCGACGTGGTATTGGATGCCTGTTTGCTCGCTTAGGGTATCGCGGAGTTCGTAAAACTTCACAATCGCTTCGTGATCTGCCCATGGTGGGGTCGCTCTTTTTACGTATTTCTTGCGGCCCATAGCATTTGCAAGATACCGAGATTTGTTCAGACGATAATGTTGTCGTCTAGTTTCTCGGAGTTTATCTACAATCGTGAGGCGGTACGCTTTCTTCTGGATCGCCGATTCTTCCGCATGCTTCTCTGCATATATCTTTCGTGTTTTTCTGGCACGGTCTCTGTTTGACCGATACCAATCCATGGCGTTTTTCCGCCATTGTTCTGGATCTTTTGCACGATATTGGGCGCTATACTCTCGGTTATAATCCGGATTCTTCTTGGCCCAAGCAACTGCGGTAGCTCGCTTCATTTCTGGGTTTTTCAGATAGTGTGCTCTTCGTTTTATCGAATCGCACACTTTACAATAACTACACAACCCAGATTTCGAGCTAGTTCTGCGAAAGAACTCCGCTTCTTCCTTTTCTTGTTTGCAAACAGAACAGGTTTTCATGCACCGACGATTATATACCAATCGTCGAAGAGCTTGCCACAGGCGATTTCCATATTGTTCCCCACCCACCGCCCGTGATCTTCTGTTTGAACGACGACATGTCTCGGATGATGGGGTGCGAGCGCAACTTTTCGCTGAACCCGGCGAAGCAGGTCTTCTTGCCCTCCAGGCTGTGGACGATGAGCTGAGCAAAGTTGCCACCCTGGATGCCCTGCGGATTGGTCGACGAATAGGCGCCGAACTGCGGGATAGTTTTTACCTTGAGCTTCGGCAGGCCATCGGCCAACAACTGCGACGTGGTGACGCCGAAGGAGTTTGCCGCCTTGAGTGCCGTGGCAGAAAGCGGCGACAAGGCCAGCGTCATTTCGCTGTCTTCGTCGACGAGGCCCTGGTTGCGGTTCACCGTGTCGGTATACATGGCAAGGATGTCCGTGTAGACCTCGTTTGGGCTGGCCTTGAGCGTGCTGCCGACGAACCATGTCGTGCCGCCGTAGGCTTTCGGCGCCGGGGTGAGAGACGCGGGCAGGCCCGGATCGTTCACGCCGCCGTAGTTCTGCAAGCCGCCGATGCCATAGATGTACATGAGATTTTCGAAGCGCCGCATGTTGTTGACGGCGCTGGCGTCCATCTCCGACACCCAATTGATGCGGGCCTCGCCGGCACGCGCCAACTGCAACTCGCCGTACTGCTTCACGCCCTGGTACAGGTAGTTCTGGCGCTGCGGGAAGTTGGTGTTGACGCTCGTTTCGCCGGAGTTGTTGTAGTCGCCATAGGACGAAACTTCGCCCGCGTGTTCGACGACAGGGAACATTGCCGTCACGCTGGTCCAGTCGCCCTTGCGCTCTTCGCCATAGATTTCGGCGGCCTTCACCGGAGCCTGCACGATTTTCAGAGTATCCGGATCAATGTAGTTCAGAAGATACCACGGGATCGCGCCGTTCGGATCGGTGACAAGGGTCGGCTGAGCGTCCATCGCCATCGAGTAGCCGTTGTTCTTGTTCTTGAAGGCGTCCGGCGTGTAGCTTTGGACGCTATCCAAGGCATAGATACCGAAGACGTCTTCGGCTCGCTGCTTGTTCGCCCGGAAAGCTGCCCGAGCCTCATTGAGATTGCTGAACATAGTGATGAGTCTCCTAGATTGTGGCTGGGCTTAGCCGAGGGGCTGCGAGGAAATTTTGACCAGCTCGCCGGGAAGAGCGGAGCTAACTGCCGCCCATTTCGTCTCGACGTTGGTCGTGCCGGTCAGGTTGCCCTGGCCGCTGTTGCCGGACGATTGCGTGAGATTGACGATGGCCGTGCTGGTGGAGCCACCGGTGCCGGTGAGAACCTGAGTAATGGCCGTACCCGCGGTCACGCCGGCTGTCGCACCGGTCAGAAGGCTGCCAAGGCCGAACAGGCCGGAGGTAACCGTCGTCAGGGTCAGAAGGCCGAACGAGACGCCGGCATAGGTCACGCCGGAAACCTGCTCCGGAACGCTGACGTAATACCGGCCGATGCCGTTGAGGGCTTCGCCGGTAAGCAACGGAGTGATCTGCGAAACGACATAGCAGGAGCCCGCACCGGTGCCGCCGGTCAGAAGCGCGCCGATCGCAACGCCATAGGTTCCGGAAACGGCCGAAACGGTCAGGATGTTGCCAGCGACGGTGCCGGTCAGCGTCGAGGTCTGAGCCGCGATACCCCAAGCCGTCGCCGTGGCGGTGGCCGGGGTGGCCGTCGCCGCAAAGGTCGCGAGACCGCTTGCCAGCGTCGCATAGGCTTTCTGGCCGGGGAGCGCCTGGGTGGTGCCGCTGTTGACGGTCCAGAAGTCGCCGCCGGTCATAAGGCCCATCTGATAGCCCGGAGGAATCAGCATGGAAGCATCGGCGAGGAAACCGGTGATCAAGGCTTGCTGAAGGCGGGGCACAAAGCCCGCGACAGAGCCGGAGCCGAAGGAATTGACGACGGCATACTGACCGTCACCATCCACCGGGGCTGTGGTCCACGCGAAGCGCCCGATATAGGCGCCGGCCGAACCGGCGACCAAGCCGCCCGGGCCTGCATCGTAGTTGAAGTACATATTGGCGCTAGCGAAGTCACCCGCCACGCCTACGGCCGGAACAGTGTTCACGGACGTCTGAAAGCCACCAGTCATGTGAGAATCTCCTTTTCGATTGGCGGGCGGTTACGCGAAACGCTTCGCGTCGGGGAAGATCGTGTCGAAACTGGTATGCGCTTCGGCCGAGTCCTGGGCGAGGTTTTCACGGGGGGCTTTGCCGGGCTGTGGGATCAGTTCGATCATGCCCTTGAAAGCGCTGGGGTGGACATTGGCGATGTCCAGATTGGGGCGAAGCGCCGTCAGCGTCTCGCGGTAGACATCGATCGCGCTGTCGCAGGCGATGTTGGTCTTGCCAATCCACGGGGTGACGAATTCGATGGCTTCGCGGAGCTGGCGCTGTTCGGCGAGAACGGCGGCGCGGGTGGACTTGATCGCAGCGTCCATGGCCTTCTTGGTCACGGGCTCTTCGTCCTTGCCCTTCGTGTCCTTGGCTTCCTTTTCCATGCGGGCCTTCTTTTCCTCTTCGGTCTCGCCTTCGTGTTCGGCGTCTTCGCCTTCCACTGGCTCTTCGTAGCCCATCTCGGCGTCGCACGCCTTCAGGGTCTCGGCGTCGCAGCCCTTGTCCTTGAGCATCGCGCGGGCCTTTTTCCAGGGCTCGTTGCCTTCCTCTTCGTCCTTGCCTTCCGGCTTCTTGAGGGGAAGCGCGCCGTTCGGATCGGTCACGGCTTCGGCGTCCTTGCCTTCGACGGCGGGGACGTTTTCCAGAGCTTCCAGGAGTTCAACAAGGCCTTCGGCGTTGGCGTCCTTGGCGAGCAATGGCGTCACGGCGGCTTTAATGTCCTGGGCAAGCTTGCCCTTGCGTTCTTTGTAGTTCGCGTCGGTCAACCCGGCCAACATGGTATCGAGGTTGAGCCGAGCGTCTTGTGCCAGTCGAGGCGCCAGCGCGACGACCAGCGCCCCTTTGACCACTGAGGCTTTCCGGGTCAGCGGGGAGGTGCTCTTAGGCATGGGAATGTCTCCATATGATGTTGGCGTAAAGTTGCACACCCGTGGCCGCCAACATCGCCTGCGGGTAGAACGTCACAAGGAGCGCTAGGCTCACTTGAAGAAAAGCTGGTTTCCGAACTGCCCGCAGGCGTGCATCGAACTCGCCCAATCGGGGCGGACGATGGAGGGATTGAAATAAAACATCGCGCCTTCGGTCGGATCGGGATCGTTGCCGTCGAGCGCGTCCGTCAGGATCTGTGCCAGCGCGACAAGGCCGGAATCGTTATCGGCCAGGCGAGCGGACGCAATCCGGTTCGGGTCCTTCGCGTTCCAGCCGGAGAATTGCAGCGGCGATAGGCAGACTTCGCCTAGCGTGTGCCCCCACTTCCCGGAATTCAGCCGGTTGGCCAGAACGTGAGCGACGGCGCGCTTGCCGATCTCCGGTTCGCCGCGGGCTTCCTGCCACAGCGTGCGGACGCCGACTTGGAATGAAAAGCTGCCGGGATCGATCATGGCGGTTAACGCCTCTTGACGGGGGTGACGGCCAAGCAGACCGGCTCGGCGGGCTTGGTAACCTCAACCGGTTTCGGCGGATCGTCCTCGCGAATGGTCACGCAGGCGCCCTTGGGAAGCTCCATGGCGCCCGTCTCGGTTTTGATGCTGGCCGGTGCAGTCAGGCAGACCACGGCCCCAGGCGATAGACGCAGCGTGCCATAGGCTGGCGTTTCGGCGTGGCCGACGGTGAAGGTTAGGGCGAGAACGGCAAGGGCGGCAGTGCGCATCATCGGGGATGGTCCTTCAGGCGGCTTCGGCGAAGGCGGCGAGATTGAACTTGCGGGGCGGCGCTTGGTCCTGAACGATTACGTCTTGACCCTGACGCCCCTCGGGGACCAAACAAAAATGATTGAACTCGATGTTCCGCATCACGCCGTCGAATTTTTCGCCCTCATACTCGCCGGGCGTCATGTCCGGTTCATAGTGGTAGGCAGGGCTGATCTGGCGCCGCGAACCATCCTCGATGCCGTCAATGCCTTCTTGGGCGTGGACCGTCAGGCCGTTGTAAATGTAGGGGTGCTCGTATTCGGCTGTTGTGCCGACCGCGCCGACCGTGATGTCCGGCTGATGATCCCCGGCGGCGACAGGAACGTGCTTGATGAGAAGCTGCTTGCCGTTCGCCGTCGATACGGCTTTCTTCAGTTCTTCGGGATCACGAAGCAGCCGGTATAGCTTGTCAGGATCGAGCCCGAGCTTTTCCGCATTCGGTATTTCGGAGCCTCGGTACTCGCAAATATTTGCTTTTGCCACGGGGGTCCGTTCGACGTGCATTTGGCCGTCTCGGTCGTAGGAGCGGACAGAGCGCTTGTCGAACGCCATCTTGACCGGCCTGCCGACATCGCGACTAGAATCGAGCGCAAGCACCGGCGCCGGCTTCACGTCGAAGAACGAAAGCAACGGCAGTTCGTCTTGCGCCGGCTCCCGCTTCCGACGCAGCACCGCGCCAATCGGGAAGTCGTCTTCGGCGTGTTCGGGCTCGGCGGCCTCTTCCTTGAAGAACTTGGTGAGCGTGTCGCGAAGCTGGTTCAGGTCCAGGTCGTCATGCTCGCCTTCGTCTTCCTCTTCGGCGAAGAACTTGCGCATATTGCTCACGAGCGATTTCCAGTTATCCGGCGTCATGTCGTGCGCGTTCGGGCCGACGAATTTCTCGGCGACAGACTTCGGCACGCCGCCAAACCCACCTTCGTGATGGGCCGCCGCCTCCATAAGCCTTCTTTGAGCTTCTGATTTCACTGGCATTTCAGCGCCCTTGATTTGTAATCATTACGAGGCTTGACGCGGTCGCGGTGTAATCGTTACAGTGCTGGCGATGCAGCGGTGTGGAAGGACACACAGGTCAGCGAGTAGTGAACCGAGCAAAAGTTCCGTAGAACGGCCGCCCCTAGATAGTCGGTTTTTAGGCAATAGCCGGTATCAAGCCCGGCCTGCATCCCAGATTAGGAGCCGAGAGATTGAAGCACCGGTTTGAATTTGGTCAGAAGGTCATCGTAGATAATGACCGCGACAATTCCATGATCGTGATCGGGGTTTGGTACAAGCCAGAAGGCGCCGTTGAGTTTGATTGTGCCTACTGGTTCAACGGGGATCACAAATCGCTCTGGATGCCGTCTTGGCGGCTCACCGCGGCGGAAATCTGAGGAGGCGTCTTGGATCAACAAACGTTTTCCAGACTGTGCCGGATATTCGGGGCTTCCCAGATTGTTTGGGAGCGAATGTCCTTGCTTGAGCCTTGTTGCCCTGAATGGCGCAGGTTGCGGAAAAAGTTCAGCTTGCTCGCAGCCCGCTATCGTCTTGCGAAGGAATTGGGCAGCCCACGGACAGTTAACTGATTAGGTGGCCACGGCTCTTCGTGGCGGAGAGAGGAACAACAATGAGCATCGACAATCTGACCATCGGCGAACTGAAGCAGCTTGGTTTTCTGTTCGGCGGCAAAACGACCGACAATTCCGCATGGGAAGTCGGCAAGAACTATCTCATTCGTACCGTCACCATGATCGATACCGGGCGCCTTGTCGCCGTCACCGACCACGAATTGGTCTTGGAAGACGCCGCTTGGATTGCGGATACCGGTCGCTTCGCGGATGCCGTCAGCAACGCCGAGTTTGGCGAAGTCGAACCGTTTCCCGCAGGCCGCGTCATTCTTGGCCGCGGCGCCGTGATCGATGCCGTCCAAATCCGTACCATTCCGCGGAGCCAAAAATGAACGCCGCCATCCTAAGAACCGGCTTTAATATGTCGTGGTCGCGATCGTGGTCGGGGTCGGGGTCGGGGTCGTGGTCGTGGTCGCGGTCGGGGTCGGGGTCGTGGTCGTGGTCGGGGTCGTGGTCGTGGTCGCGGTCGGGGTCGGGGTCGTGGTCGTGGTCGGGGTCGTGGTCGTGGTCGGGGTCGGGGTCGCGGTCGCGGTCGTGGTCGCGGTCGTGGTGATTTCAAGTTAGGGGATGGTGCCGAGCCATCCCCACATCACTGATTAGGAGGAACAAATGTTCATCGTAGCTGGCATATTCTACGCGATCATCATCGCAAACGGCTCGATAGTTTCGGGCAATCTGTACGACGCGCCGATCCCGGATCGCTGCGCCACGCTCGAAAAGGCTACCGACAGCACGAATGGGGACGCGGTGTTCTGCAAAGCGTGGTTCAAAGAACACCGGGTGCAGGACAAGAATTCTTGATCGCGAAGACTGAAACTGATTAGGAGAGAAGATGATCGAACATCCAAATGCCCCGGGGAACGATAGCCGTTTCACGGCGGTTGGCGCTTTAGAAGCCACTCTAAAGGGTCGAAAGGCGCTACTTGCTTCCTTTGAAGCCGAGATGATCCGCATCTCTCGCGGTATTGCCAATGCACAGGCTGATATCGGAGAACTCGAAACGGCAATTTCTAGGCTCAAAGCCCATGAAGCCTGACCTCATTTACCGGCCAAACCGATGCGCCACTGCCTCCACTTCGTCGGCTTCAAAGACCCGCGTTACGAAAAAGACGAAAGGGTCTGGCGAGCCATCGCGGTCTGGGGCTGGCCGGACTTCTTCCACCGCGGCTGGGACCATCGCGCCCAAAGGGAAATCGCAGAAGGCGACACGATCATCTTCGCCAAAGGCGGCGCGGACCAAGAGCCGATCTCCTACACCTACGACGACAGCGCCCACTTCTGACCAACTCGCCCGCCTAGCCGAGCTAGAGGAGAAAGCCGCGCACCGTCGCGAGATGGTCAAAGAAAACGTGCGGCGGTTCAGAGCGAAGCAGAAGGTGACCAAATGACCGACAACGAACGCGAACTCTTGCTTATGGTGGGGAAAGCAACCGCTCAATTACTGACCCTATCTCCTACCACGTCGGCCCGGTCGAACCGGTTTCGGAACAGAATGAACCACCACGCATTCGTCCATGATCCGGTCCATCACGCGGCCTTCGTCTACCTCAACGCCTAAGTCCTGGATGAATGTCATCAGTTCGATGTAGGACTTTGCCCACCGCGGCGGCTTGAATGCGATGTCCATGGTCAATACGGCAGCACAACGCGGCGCTGGCACCGGCAATTTATGAGCTGCCCCGGCTGTATCCATGCCTTTTCATGGCTGTCGTACATGCCCTTGCGAACGTCGAAGCGCTGGCCGTTCATTTTGACGTGAGTGGGGCGAGGCCGTTTGCCGGCGTGGCTGTGAAGCCAAGTTGCCTCGTTCAAGCCCAATTCGATCTGGCGAGCGGTCTGAAGCGCGGAACTTACCTTATTGTTCTGATCAGACGCGATAAACGCCGCCCGCCGCCGCGTGACGCCAAACTGCTCCTGCAACTCTTTGGTTAGGCTGTGAAGGTCGCGCCCGGTCTGGACCGATCGCATCACCGCGCCTTCCACCTGGACGAAATATTGTTGCGGAATGCTCTTAATCAGGTTGACGTTCTCGTTCACCGTCGCCCGCAGGATGTCTTGCTGCGCCCGGCTCATGGTGAACTTCACGCTGTAGCCGCCGTCGCGAAGGATCTTCTTGAGCGCCGCGTCTGAGCGCTGGGAAGCCGCCTGTGCGAAGTAATCGGCCAGCTTGGGCGCCGCGTCCCGGAATTGCTTTTGCCAGCGTCGGGCCAGTTTGCGAACCGCTATGCGCAGGGCTTCGGACGGTAGTTCGTCCTGGGCGACGACGGGCGTGTTGGCCTTGAACGAGGCGGATAGCCAGTACATGACGCTGGCGTTCATTTCGTCGATCAGCGCCGTGATGCGGCGTCGGTATGCGGCTGCAATGCCCACATTTGGATGCACCGGCTTAAGCGTGCGCTCGCGAAGGGTCTTGCCGCGGGTGGCGCTGGCCATCAAGCATCGTCCTCGTGATCGGCGTGTTGCGGGTCATCGCCTTCGTCCACTCGCTCGGTCTCGCGAACATTTCCCGGCTCGGGGCCATCCGGATCTGGCATCTTGTCGACGTCGAGGCCGGTGTAAGGCGTGTCTTCGTCATTGGCGACGGCGGCGCGCACTTCCTCGGGATCGATGGCGCCCATGTCGACATAGACCTGATGCGTCTCAGCCTTTGCCTTGCCGAGTTCCGCAACTTCCTTTCCAGTCATTGACCGGAGCGGCGCGAAGCGGAACGTGATGTCCGGATCAATCTCGCCAAACTTCGAAAGCTGGATGAAGTCAATGCACGTCGTCAGATGCGGCCGGATGAACGATTCTTGCGCGGCGTTGACCGTCTCCTCGAAGTTGCGGAGCTGGTTTTCGTCCGAAGCGTTGAGCCCGGCCGGCTGAATGCCAAGTAGCTTGGTAATCGGGGTGCGGTTCACCGCCGCCATGTGCTCTTGGGTCTGGGCCTGGAGCGCATCCAATGTGGCAAGCGAAGCCGAGACGTTCTTGAAGTCCTCGGTGTCCTTGTCCAGGGCCATGACGCCCTTGTTGTCGCGGAGCCGGTTGAACAGTTCCAGGCGGCGGAACAGTTGGTCGCCGTCCTCGGCAAGCGATGTCGAAAGGTCCGTCGCCAGCACAAACACCGAAAACGCATGGACGATGTCGGCGACCGACTGCCGGGTGCGTAGCCAATTGTCCACGTAGGGTTTCGCCATTTGGCTCAGAGACAGCCCACCGAAGGCGTAGGCAGGCTTCAGAAGGTCCGGAACCTCGCGGCCAACAAACCGCAACAGGCGGCTGGCGTGTAGCTCCTTGGCCATGACGAACCAGGATGACGGGTTGTACCAGTCTTCCCGCAACGGGTCGTTCGAATTGTAATCCTTGGGATAGGTCCAAATCGGCTCGACGACGCGGAACGCCTTGACCGGGTGGCGGGCGTTGACCTTGGTCCGGCTTAATTTCGACCGGCCGTCGCCGATCGGCATCATCAATTCGTCGCGCTCTTCCCCGTCTCCGGTGTCGATGTAGAGGTGGGAGCGACCAAACCAGCCGTCGAGTTCGGCGAGCTTGCAGAACTTGTCCCGCAAGTGGTGCTTCTTGACCTCGTCCTCGATCACTTTGATCTTGGCGGCCTTTTCCTTCGTTGCGCCCGCGGCTTCATCGCCAACCGACTGGAAGGTGATCCACTTCTTGGTCATCTCCAGGGCGATGACTTCGGAAAGCGCGCGGTATTCTGGGATCTGGGCGAGTTCAGAAAGGTACGAATACCCCATGAACGTCCAGCCCTGCGAATAAACGCCGTTCAGGGTGGCTTGGCTCATGCTTAGGGCGGAAAGACCTTGGCCCATCTCGTCCATGGCGAGCGTGGCGGAATTCCTGCGCTTGGGCTTCCAGCCGTTCGGCACCACACCGCGCGGCGCCTCATAGGGTGCGTAGGGGTTCCAGTTGCCGGCCGAAGCAGCGGCGCCACGCTTTGACGGCTGGCTGGCTTTGGCAAGCTGCGAATCCGTGATGACGAACTTCTTTTTCGTCGGCACCGGTGCGGGCACGGGCGTCTCAGGCTTTACCTCGCTCCTGCGTTTACCGGGCACGTTCAAGCATCCTGTCGCTGATGGCTTTTATCTGGTCTTGCGCCGAATTGATCTGAGACGGCTGCACCTTGGTACGCTTCTGAAGTTCGGCAATAGCGCGCTGGGTATTGGTCCCGGCTTTGGAGACAGCCTTTTCGCTGACCCTGAATGCCGGGCGGCTGGTTGCCTCTACCGCCATGATGAAGGCATCGGCCTTGTTCGGTGACTTGATCTCGCGCTTGGCGAGGTCTTTCTTGCTTTCGACCTTCACCTTGCCAGCGTTGTCGAAGTCGCGGCGCGGCGTGGAAAGCTCGTCAATCAGGGTGTCGAGGTGATCGCATTCACTGGCTATGCTGATCAATTCACCCTCAGGATATTTCATACCTTTGGTTACGGCGTTGAAAGTGTTGCGAAAACGGTCTGCAACACCCCACCATGCCTGCGCCTTCAAATTCGAGTAAAAGTCCTTGTTTAACGGTGACTTAGGGTCTTTTGCGCTGATCCGGCGTTCTTTGTTGACGACCTCGCCGCCCGCATTGAACTTCGAATAGGCAATCTTGACGTGCTTTTCCTCATTCAAAGCCTTGAAATGAGCACCAGCAAATGCCCCAACGCCAATGCAGTCGTAGTTGATATCGGCGCCCTGCGTTACTGCCAAGCTGTGGACGCGAGACGCTGACTTTAGCAGCTCGTCTTCGCCGCCCTTCCACTCGTCAATCCCGGTGATCACAATCCCGTGGGATAGCGCCGTGGCGTTCTTGTCTTCGCCACCATCAGCGACATCAAAGCCTATGCGAAGGCGTCCTGTCGGTTCAATCCCAAGCTTTTTGTGGGCATCGATCGCGGCCTGTATCCAGGACCGCTTGATGATTACCGCATCATCGTCCTCGCGAGGTTCGCCGAGGTAGATGTGTTTGAATTCTTCCTCGTCCTCGTCCTTAAGTGCCTGGATGACCTTGCGGATCGTGTTCGAAAGAAACGGGTTTTCGTCGTAATTTATCTTCCGCTTGATCGTGTCGGGCGGCGTATTGGTGATGAACCGGCGATAGACGAAGTCCGTCACCAGCCGCGGATTGAAGATCACCCAGAACTGGGACTGCTCATTGCGGAGCGTCGGTTCAAGTAGCTTCCACTGTTCCTCAGTGAGGTTGTGGGCCTCCTCGATCCAACAGACATCAATGCCTTCGAGCGACTTGATTTCGTCAATGTTGCGCCAAAGGCCATAGAACAGAAACTCAGATCCAGTCGTCTTATGCCGGATCGAATTGTTAGTGATGATGAACTGGTCTTGAAGCCCAAACCGAATAATCTGGACCTTGAGCGCGGTGTAAACTGACTCGCTTATTTTGTTCTGGAATTGGCGAGTGCAAAGAAACCGTACTCGGTAATTCGAGGCCAAGAAGACCGCAAAGCCGGCGGCGTCCCATGTCTTGCTTGAACTTCGCCCCCCATACAGAACCCGGTTACGGGCTGGCGCCTCCCAGAATGACCGCAAGCACGGGTTTAGAGTGGGCTTACTTCCCGCGGCGATCTTTCGTCTGGCTGTAGAAGTCGGCAAGAGTTTTCACCGTCAGTTCGCCCGTAATGCTTACGTTTTCCTTGAACATTCCAAGGTGCCGCCCAATGTCAACCAGGGCGGCCCGCTTGTCCGAGAGCTTGAATTTTACCTTGCTCACGTCCCGAGCATCTTCTCCCCGACCGTCCTTAAAAGCCTCAACCGTCACTTCGGACAGTGCCGCGGCCTGTTCACGGGTGAGTTGGCTGAAATCCAGAACAGGATCACCGTCCGCGTTCGCACGCATATAGTCCTGCATGTTCGCGAAGCCAATAAGCGCTAGCTCTTTCAGCACCCGCTCGGCAGTGATCTCCAATTTCTCCGATAGACGGTCACGCCTCTTGGCGATTGCCTCTTGAATGTCAACATAGGTTAACAATCTTGAACCAATTTGTTTTGCCGTCTTCTTGCTATATCCCGCACGTATCGCGGCCTGTGTGGCATTGAGGTCGCAGAGATATTCGTCAACAAACCGTCTTTTCTTCGGCGTCAATTTCGATTGCAGCATTTAGGCATCCCAACATTTTGTCTCGCACCTGTTCTAACCAGCGTGAAAATCTTTTCTGAACAATCGGGTGCAGGCTCTGCAAAATCTCCAATTCATAACCACATCGTTGTGCATCCGACATGGCGCTCAGTAGGTCCTGAAGCGCCGGATTGTCTTTGTCGCCAGTTTTACGCATCGCCCATTGCCCGGGAGATGGCGTTCCGAGGCCGCCGTGCCATGGCTTTTTCACTCTGTGATGATCTGACGGGATATAGCCTGGCATCCCAATTAGATTGACCAAGCCTTCGCGGCTCCGAACTTCTTGCATCTCCGCTGCATTGATGTCGGAAGGTGAAACGTGAAGTATTTTCACTTTGAGCGAGGAGGCGGCCCTTCGCACCCGGGCGGACAACTGGCGATTGGGGGTTTTGCCCCTTAGATGCGCCGAAAACCTATTTTTGGCGTGCTTCGTCTGGCCCACATAGAAAAGCCCTCGGTCATCCATTAGTCCGTAGACGATTGGACACTGAAGTTTTCTCGCCTCTTTCACCGTTAGAATCTTGCCAATCAAATTGGCATTTTTTTCTGAAATCTTGGTCATCCAGCAAAGGTCCATCGCATGGTAAAGGCGCCGCCGCGCCCACGCATGTCTGGGACAGCGGCGGCAAGTTACACGCAGAGGGAGGAACTGCCCATGAGGGCTTCGGGCGCCGGGTGAACGGCGAATTCCGGAAATCATTACCGAATTATGCGTCAGGCTATGCAGACGACTTGATCGGCGGGATGGACGAAGCCGCAGCGCGGGCACTTCCACGGGGTGTTGACGCCGATGTGGGTTCCTCGGGGAGCAGCCTTGTCGCCTTGCGGAGCACGTGGGGCACGAGGACGCGGCGGATAT